CGGCGCGAATGGTTGGTTTGAAATCCAATGTTTCTTTCCTTCCATCCGCGCCGAGCCAAAAACTCAAATTCAATGCGTGGTCAGATGCCAGCACTTGCAAAACGGACAGACATAGGCGCGATATTGTTGAACATCCGTCCCGGCAAAAAATGCCGATGCTTTTTTCACCGCTTCTTCCTGTGATCCGTAATTGCGCTTGCCGGTGCGGCGGCAGATTTTTCCCGGTTTCATGGACTACGCGGCCTGATTTTCAGCCCACAGGTTCAAACGCCATTCGGTCGCCGGGTCCTCAATCTCATCCACCTGGCACCGGCGCACCGTGCCGTCCACCTGTACCACCGTCAGCTTTTGACCTGTCTTGAAATAGGCACCCTCCGGCAACACCGATTTGCGGACAATCGCCTGGCCGACTAATCGCGGGGAGAAACCGCCAGCCACCAATACTTGCCTGACAACAAACTGCCCCACCGTGGCGGGATAAACCGCCGAGGCCACCGCCACCCCCGCCTTATACAAAGCACATGCAATGGTGTTTCCGGTCTTTCCCGCAATCGGTTCGGACAGCATGGCCTCGTAGGCCGCCATGTTGTCCGTGTGCGCTTGAAATGGGTTCATAATGGCCGCAACGCAAGGTGCTTAGTGTTCGCCGTTGGTGGACATTTCAATCAACGTCCGGGTGGTGGCATCAATCTCGCCGCGCACCCTCCGGGGAATGACCGCCCGCGTCTTCGGACTCTTCTTGGTGTCCTTGGATGGCTCGCGTGAATCGCCGCCGGGTTCCGTGCCATCCGGTGCGGGCGCATCGTTGTTCGGATTCTCCGCTTGCGCGGAAAAGTCCAGGCCCGCGTCCTCCGCCTCTTTCTTCTCCTGCTGCATCTGCTTGAACAGCTTGTCCACCTTCATGCCGTTGGGCAGCGCGTCCTGCACCTGTTGCCGGCTCAAATGTCCGCGTTCTTCTAGGAGGATGAGCGCCTGCGCCTGCACCAGCGGATTCACAAACTCAGCCTGTTGTCCCTTGAACGTCGCGGCATCCACATATTCTTCCAGCCGCGACAGCAGGATTTCCTGCCCGCGACTATCGAAGTAGCCATGGACGATGGCGGACTTGAGCCAGCACCGGAACAGCGTGCGCAAATCTTCCGCGAATGATTTCTGCCGGACGCGCATGTAACGGGTGAACGCCTGCTGACTCATCAACCCGGCGATGAAGCCAAGATTTTGGTAATCGCCCGTCGCCTGCTGATACGAGCCGTGGGTGGCCACCGAGATGTCCCGCAGATTGTCCAACCGGAATTCGTGGGCCGCCTCGATTGGGAATTTGGGATCGCCCTGCTTCAGCACCATGCCCGCCGGCAGCTTCTCGCGGGCGGCCGGCTTGATGGTTTGGACCGGAGTGCCAACGCCCTGTTGAGACTTTACCTCCGCGCCGCCGCCCATGCCATTGGCCCCGCCGTTGTTTTTGTAATTGTCAATCAACTCCCGTATTTCCGACGGAATTTCCTGCCCAGTGGGCAAGGCTTCCTCAATCCAGAACGGCTTGCTCGCGCTGGCAATGCTGGAAAGCGTCAGGCTCTTGTCGTACTGATGAATGCGCCAGAGCGGAAGAATGGTCGCATCCAGTTCCGTCATGCCGATGTCCTGCTCTGCCCGGTTGCGCAGGTTGTTGAAATGGATGATCTCAGACGCCGGCACCTGTTCGCGGAAATTCTTCGGTTGACCGTCCTGGAACACCGGTGCCTGACCAAAGAATTCACCGGGATGCCGGGTGAGAATCCAGTAGGCCAGCGGAAAGTTGTAGCGCGGATGATACTCGATGCTGGCGCGGATAGGGTTTCCGCCGCCAAACCGCCCGTCCGCACCTGATTTTCCAACGAATTGCTCCTGCAACCGGTCTTCTTCCAGAAAATCAATGGCGAACCCGAATTCGTTGAACGGGTAATTGAAGTGCATCCGCCCAAGCACCGAGCCTTCGCGGGCGCGGGACATTTCCACAACGCGCAGGGCTTCCATGTAATCCATGGTCTTGCGTACGGTGAAGTTTTCCTTGCGGCGGAAGCGCAGCCACGCCTTTTCAATCGCCTGGTTGGTCTCTTTCTCCTCTTCAAAACTGCCATCGGCCAGTTCGGTTCCAACCTCCATCTCCAACTCGAACGGATCATCGCCCACCACGTTGTCGGCGTACGTCCGCATCATGCCCTTGCCGTGTGGCGTGTCCTTGGCGAGCGTGCGGCCCCGTGCGCGGGTGGCGTATTTGGCCGGCAACATCTCCGAATTGGCCGAGCCGTAGGTGCCTTTAAAGTCCTGCGTGAAGTTATCCACGCTGGCGGCATCGTAACTGCGATTCATCCGGCGCAGGCTGTGCGAGAACTCTTGAAAATCCCGAACATCCTGCGCCCGCACCTTCAGCGCATCCGCCGGATAGGGCGCGGGCAACGCGGCCCCAGTGATGCCGCCCAACTTGGCGGCGTTCGAGCGGGCTACTTCAAATGAGAATTTCATGGTGGCGTAACGGAGTTACCCGATGCAAAAGACCGCTTCCTGCACGTTGCCGGGTTTCTGCCCGTTCTTGGCGCGTTCCATCTGGATTTCGTTGATCCGCATGTTTTTCCAGTATTTCAACTGATCCAGCACCTCGCCCTGTTTTTGCAGCACGAACTCGTTGTGTTGAACGTTGGTGGAGGCAAATTGTTGCTGAATCAACGCCTTGTAAGACGCGCGCAGTAGCGCGATCATCTCCTGCGCTTCCGTGAGAATGGGTCCAACCACAAGTCCAGAATCCAGATCGTCCGCGATGTTGAATTCGTCGTCGTGATAAATCTGGTGTTTCTCGCCGGTTGACTGGTTGAACACCACCTCACTCAACACGTAAACGCCTGCCTCCAACGCCGCGCAGAAGTCCGGCACGTTGAAGGTGTGAACCGAGTTGGTGGAATCCGCCACCGACACCGCCTCAGCCACCTTGAGCGCGCCTTGAGGAAGGGGTTGCGTGATGGTCAAGCGCAGCGCCCAACCATCAGACGGCAGGTAATCCGGCAGGGACCGTTGAAAAAGCAACGTGTCCCCGGATGTAAACTCATCCGGCTCGCGCCATTGTATCGAAGCAGCCATTCACGGATGGCCACAAGTCAAAGGTTTCAACCGGTGCTACCCCTTCTCCTCCGAAAACTGCGCGATATGCCCCAGCAACCCATCCGCCGCCACGCCCACCAGTTGCATCAGCGCGCAATCCCTATACTCCGTCGGGCGGCTCGACTTGTCGTAATCCTCATACTTGCGGCTCTTGTCCGAGTAATAGCGCGAATCCAGTTGATCCTTGTAACCCGCGAATTTCTTGGACACATCCTCGCTGGCCAGCGCCCGGCGCAACAACGCTTCCGACGGCTTTCCGTCTGTGTCCACGATCACCAGCTTGTCCGGTGAGAGATATTCCCATTTCACATCCACCCCGCCACCGATGATGCTCTCAAACTGCTGCTCGAACCACAGGTTCGCCCAGGTGATCTTGTAAAGCGACATCCGCCACAGCTTTCCATCCTTGTCGTGCGCGGACCGGATGCCCGGCAGCTTGTTATCAATCAACGCCACGCCCTTGCTGTTGACCGTCAGCCGGCGGCCCTGTCCCGCGCCCAGCATCAACCGCCAGCACCGTGGCACCTGCATGGCACTGATCTTTTCGAGTTCAAAATGTTTCACCGACGCCTCTTCCACCTGGCTCGGCATCCACGCGCTGTCAATAAACGTCCGCCAGTTGGGCACCTTCCAGAACCGCCCCTGCGCCGCCAGCAATTCCCATGAATCCACCACGCCGCGCGCCAGTTGCTTGGAATTCCCGTGCTTATCCCAGTCCCGCACCTCGAACCAGAACGTTCCGATGCGTTTCTCGTTCACATCCGCGTCCAATGCCTTGCCGCAATCCACCGTCATCTGTCGGCAATGGTTCTGCTCGCCAAAACTCAACTTGGCCGGATCCGTCTCGTAACTGCCGGCGGAAATGCCCAGGCTGGATCGGCGGTTGAATTCATTTTCATCCCACGGCCGCGCCCACCGGCTCAAATAAAAGTCGCGAATGGGGACCATGTTGCCCAAGTCCTTTGATTTTATCGCCGTGACATACGCCTCCATCGTCTCCTTGAGCGGCACGAACATGCTGGCGGGGTCGGGATTCCAGAACCCCACCTGATACCCGTCCGGGGTGTATTTGGAGCCGTCTGGAGCCGTCAATTGATAATCCTGCTCAAAACTCGCGTTGAGCGCGCGGCGCATCTCCTGGCCATCCCCGATTTCAAATCCGCAGTGGTAACATTCAATCGTCGTCTGCGCGCACGCCGCCTTGATCTCCTCCGACGTGTTCAATTCCGAAAACTTCTTCGGTATCTTGAAGCCGACGTAGGTGCCGGGCTTGGGTGGTTCGGGCGGGAATGGCA